AAAGAAGGAAGCCCTCGACGTGTACGGCACTCGAGGGAAGTTCTCTGACGCCATGAACGAGCCCGACAACACTGTTGGACGCTACTTCCGGGGTGAACGCGAGATGCCGGCCGACTTCCTGCTGCGCGCCATTGTTCTTCTCGGGGTCACCCCGGAACAGTTCTTCGCTAATGCACGAGCGACCCGGTCGGTGCCAACCAAGGGTGATTGAGCGTCTCGAGCTCTTCCATGAGCTTCGAGAGGCCAGGGCATGAGCGCCCCATCGCCATGACTGGACAGATCTGCTCGCAGGCCGCTCCGGCTCCGCAGATGATGTGTCCCGGGGTCTGGGGGACGCTATCTGGGCTTGCCGAGTCGGGTCCGTTGGTGCTTGCACGCGGTTCGTTCAATTGTTCCCCTACCCCCGGTGTGATCTGGTCGACGGGGAGGCTAATTAACCCGTCCGAGCGGGTTCCTGTCGATCATTAAGCGAAGGCTAAGTCATGCCGGGGACATTGGAGAGCGCTCGCCTGTCCCCCTTAAGGCGGACAAACGATAACGATTCGGTAACTCGCTAGCCAGGGTATACGACTTTGGTTTGGTTTCTGTTAATGACGCCTCAAGTTGTAGCGCTTCCCGCAACGTTTTGGTATAACCTGTAGCTATGATCGCAACGATTGCCCGTCCGTTCTACCCCCCGTCGCGATGAGCGCTACAGTCGGGGGCGTGCCCCAGAAGCGAGGACTCATCAATGACGCCGATCAGGCACGCATTCTCACCGCGCTACGCGAGCGGGACGAATGGGAAGCCGCACTCCGCGAATCGGTCGTCGCTGCTGCGCGCCACGGCGCGTCCGTGCGCGAGCTAGCCGCCTTCACGGGACTGTCGACGAATACAATCAGCCGATGGAAGCGCGGCGAGTAGGACGTCATGGCTAGGCCACCGCTCCCCCTCGAGACGTACGGAACGATCCGTACGTTCACTCACAACGGGAAGCCAGCGGCCAGCGCCTACTACCGCGACAGCGACGGTGAGACGCGTCGGATGATGCGCACGGGCCGCACCAAGGCCCTCGCCGTGAACGCGCTCAAGGAGGCGTTGCGGGATCGTCTGGCGCCGGCCGGGGACCTCATCACCCGCGACTCCACCCTTCAGCAGTTGGCTGACGCGTGGAAGGTGGAGATGCTGGCCGACAGCAACTTGGCGGACGGGACGAAACTCACCTACCAGGAGGCGTTGAAGGCGGTTCTGCGGGGTTTGGCGGGTGTCCGTGTTGGGGAGGCCACCCCCGCGAAGCTGAACCGTTATATCCAGGCTGTGGCGAAGAAGACTCCGGGGCAGGCGCGGACGGTTCGGATCGTGTTGAAGCACATGATGGCGCATGCGGTTTATGCGGGTGCGGTGGATCAGAACCCGGTGCCGGAGACTAAGGCGGTGACGCGGACGAAGCCGAAGGTGAAGGCGTTGCGCGCGGATGACATTGCCGCGATTCGTGGGCTGCTGGAACTGTGGGATGCAGGGTTCGACAGGTACCAGCGTCCCCGGAACGGGAGCCTGCGGGACACGATGGACATGTATGCGGCGACGGGTGCCCGCACGTCGGAGGTTCTGGCGTTGCGGTGGTCTGACTTCAACTTCGACTCGATGCCACCCACGGTCACGATCAACGGGACCGTCGCGAGGAGCATCGACGGGAAGCTTGTCGTGAAGGAGACGCTGAAGACGGACAAGTCCCGTCGCGAGCTCGAGTTGCCCGTGTTCGTTGTGCCGATGCTCGTGGCACGTGCGGCAGGTGCGTACTCGGATCTTGTGTTTCCCTCTGCGGCTGGGACTCCGCGGTGGCCTGACAACCTCCGTAGGGATTGGCGGTCCGCGCTGGAGGGGAGCGGGTACGCTTCGGTGACTCCTGGGGCGTTCCGTAAGGCTGTGGCGACGCTGCTTGCTGAGGATTTGGGTGTTGAGGCGGCGCGGGACCAGCTCGGGCATACGGGGTTCGGGAATCTGCGGCATTACGTGGAGCAGGCGTCGCGTGGGCCGGCGTCGGCAGCGACGGTACAGAAGCTGCTGTCTCCGTTGTCGGGTGCCGCTGTTAATGTGAGTGAAGAAGCCCCCGACCCGATTGCGACGGGCCGAGGGCAAGAGCCGACTAGTAAGGAGTCGACATGACTGATCTTACCGAACGCGAAGCGCTGGCGTTGGAGATGCACCGCACTCCAGACCACCCCGGAGGATACGGCTGGCAGGCATACCTGCCGATGGCAGATCGTGTCGTTGCCGCTGGGTTCGTCCGCCGTACAGTCGTTCGGACGGTGGAGGAGTTCAACGAACTCGAGATCGGGACCGTGCTCCGACTGGCCGACGCGGACAGGATTCCGAAGATTGGCGAGGTCGCTCTGTTCAGTGGGCACCCCGGCTTCCGCGGATTCAACGGAGCGCACTACCACAAGGAGTGGGTATCCAAGGCTCTACCCGCACGTGTCCTTTGGGTACCCGCCGCCGATAGGAGTGAGTAATGGCGACCGAGTCGGAAATCCTTGCCCGCACCTTCCCGCAGTTCGTCACGTCCGAGATGGACAACTCGTACTACTGGAAGTCGGTAGAGCAGTACCAACCCGGCGACGTGATCGAGCATGACGGAACCCGCTACGAGGTGCAGTACTCGTGGCCGTGGTGGAAGCCCCGCACCATACAGGTCTACATGGCCGAACTTGAACCCGTCGTCGCCGATAGGAGTGAGTAATGAGTGCGCTGATCGAACTCGTCGTCCGGGAAGACGGCACCTACACGCTCGGTACGGACCTTCCATTACTGGAAGCAGTCGAGACCATCCGCGGAGTGATTGACGGCCTCGCCGCCGATAGGGGTGAGTCGTGAGTCAGCCCCACGCTACATGGATGTTCGAGGATTGGCCCAAAGGGAGCCTGGCTCACGCCGGTCAGCAACTCGGCATGGCGGTGCTTCGCTTTCGCGTCAGCGTGATCGACAAGGCATTTCGTCCGGTGGTCCGGTGGCTTATCGCGAAGCTTGACGGCAAAACCGCCACTAAATAGCCACTAACGCAGAAAACCGCCCCGCCTGTCCGGAGACTGGCGGGGCGGTTTCGTTGATTTTCCGGGGCTGTGGGGCTGGTGGCGAGTGAGGGATTCGAACCCCCGAATGCTGAGCAGTCTGGTATGCAGTCGCAGTTACCTGGGCCTACTTCCCCCTACCATTTCGCTTGATTCTGCGGGCGAGTAGCTACAGGGAGTCACAAGTAGCTGCTGAAAACAGCCACTAAACCGCCACCGGGTCATCGCATCCGATAACAAGGGCCGCGCGTAGTCTCACTTCGATGTATCAGGGAGGCGTTTACCGTCCTCCCAGGGGTATGGAAACCCACCGCCCCACCGTCACACCGGCCACCGACGTCACTCCCCCAGGTATCCCCTACCATGCTGACGACGACACCCCGTGTGACTCTCCCGGCCCATGCTCACACCTGCGGCTCGTGTACTGGCGGACCCTCCCGTTCCAGTACTAACGCAGAAAGCGCCCCCGGACCTGACACCGAAGTGCAGGCCCGGGGGCGTGAGTGTTTAGAACCAGTAGAACAGGAACCCGAACGCGAGGCGGATCGAGTTCCCCTTGAACGGTGTGCGGATCATCCGGCGCTGTTCGTGTTCGCGACGGCAAGGGTGCCGACAGGGACACCGAGGTACGCGAGCACGGCAACAGCCGCGACAAGGACGTCAGGCTGTCCGAGCTCGAGCGACGCGTAAGCGACCTGTGCGGCGCCGGCGACGATGATGGCGACCACGTAGGTGCCGTAGATGATGGCGCGCGCCTTCGCGTTCTTCACGATCACGCCGAGCTGTGCGGCGTTGGGAATGTCAGACATGGTTTCTCCTAGGGGATGAGTAGGTCGAGGCCAGCGCCACCGACAGCAGCAATGAGCAACCCGAACCCGACCCACTGGATAGCGGTCTGGATCTCGAGCTTCCGGATGCGCGCCTCGTGGTCCTTGACGATCTCCGGCACCGGGTTGACCTTCTGGTCGACGTCGAGAAGCTTCTGGTAGATCACGTCGAGGGTGACCTTCACGAACGGGGGCGAGTCCTCGGGTGGCGTGGTCATGAGAGGGGCTGCTTCTTGAACTCGTCGCGGACCTCACCGGGGATCGCCTCGAACTCATCCGCGAGCTCCGCGCTGACGGCCGCTGCAATGTCCGCTCGGATCTGTGCGGCGCGCTCGGGTCCGAGAAGCGCGTCGAGCTTCACATGCATTGAGCGGTCCGAGACCTCCTGCGTGTGTCGCGAGTCGCCGAAGTTGATCCACGGGTTCGAGATGAGCTTCTGGTCGACCCAGAGGCCGTTGGGCGGTAGCACGGCGATCTCTTCCGGCGTGATGCCGCCGATACCGCCGAGAACAGCATCGAGGTTCTGGTCCATGACCTCGATGTACTTGAACGCGGCGGGGTTG